ATTTACCCACGCTCCTGTCAGTTCAAGTGATAAAAGTTTTCTTACGTCTTTAGGTTGATCCAATGCTAAAAAGATTACTTCACAATCAATCCCCGCAGCATCACCCCGTGCTGGGAGTCTAATGTGATGAGTAATAGGAGGAGTATATAGCATCGGACCAAAAGTGTTTTCTGGAAATAAATCTTGCCATGTTTTAATCGTTGTTGTTTTTAATTCTGGATATGAGTTACGCACAATCACAAATCGTGTATAACGAATACCATCTACTGGAGATGGCTTCTGTCTGACTGCACGCATCATAATCTCTGCAGCACATGCATAGGATTTACCAGATCCTACTGGCCCCATCAGTCCACGCACAAATGCATCTGACTGTAAGAACTGCCAAGTAGTTGGTGCTGTTGAAAAGTCTAAATCAATCCCAGGGCCATGAATGGCCTTCTGAGATGTTTCTTTTGTTTTAGCCATCGATGTCTTTAATCTCAAGCGCTAGTAATTGGTTAAGCACTTGTATTTGAGCTTGCAAAGCATCAATGATTTGTAAAGACTCCGTTTGATAAATGTTATTTAAAGCGTATTGATCCCGCAATTTCTGGATACGATCTTCTAAACTATTTGGTGCGCTCATTAAATTCCTCCTCAATTTGTAAACGATTACCTACTAACATAATATAACCAGCTATGTCTAACCAGTTATCAGTATGATATGGATCACCATAAAGTATGCGACTAATCTTATGAATTACCATATCTAATGATTCTTGCATATCTGGATCTAATCTATCCCAGTTTGCGTTTCTATCACGCATCTGCTCTTTGACCATTTGAATGAAAACACATTTAGGTAAATAACCACCATGCGTTACTTGACGATCATTCAGTATCTTGGTTATTGGGTCCTGTAGCTTCGCCATTATCTATTACCTCGGGTGCGCGTATGTTAATACCTAATACGCTTGGTTTATCTGATTCTTCCGGATTATCTAACAAACCAGAAGCTTTGGCAAGTAATCGTAATACACCAACTTTATCCCACAGCTCTATGTCAAGAGTTGTATAGCTATTGCCCTCTTTATCTGTCTTAGTGTTTGACTTAATACTCTTGATAGCTTGCAAGGCGTGGTCTGGTATATCCTTGCTTGGTTTAACTTTAATATTGCCTTGCTCGTCCCATTCCATAATATCAGTAAGCTTTGTATTCGCCATACATAAAAGAGAGTAGCTAACAGCTTCACGATTCTGTTGTAGCGTAGTTGAACGTTCAAGTTTCTTTTGCAAGCTACGGACACCACCATAGCCAGCAAGAGAAGGGATCGGCTTTTTTGTTTTGACTTCATCTGTCATTAGAATGGTAAATCTTCTGGAAGATCATCAAAGTTTGTAGGTGCTGCATTACTTGGATAAGTTGTTTTAGTTCTTGGCTTACCTAAGCTTACAGTAATATATTCTTGACCACTATGGCCACCTACTTTTTTAGATACATTCAGAAAATATAATGTGCCATCATGTGCTGCAAATTCACCAGTCCAATCAGCATGCCAATCTTCTTTTTTGTTTTTATTTACGAATGCAACGCCTGTGCCTGGTTTACGTGGTTTCTGTTCTGCCATTTTAATCTCCTATTTAACGGGTGCGCCTTTAACTCTTTTCTCTAGACACCTAGCGCAGATCCAGCGTCTATTAGTTTTCTTCGGTGATACCTTCCACATGCCACCATCACTTTTAACATGAGCATAACATGTAGAACAAAATCTATGGCCAAACTGACCAACGGGTGCTTCCTCAAATGTAGCTTCTGGTTTAGATTTCATTAATACTTACCACAGCCTTTCCATCTTTAATTGGATCACTTCTTGCAATCGATAACATATCAATCTGTGAATCGTCATCATATACATTGGCTGCCATGAGTGCATCTAATATTGCCTTCAAGCAATTATCGAGATCAAATATACGCCTACTTCTAGGATGAATATAAATATTAACAGAAAGGCGAGCATCCCCAAACGATCCCACTTTGTCCCGAAGGCAGATGGCTTGCACGGCTGTCTTGAATAATTGCCCTTCCTTTGATATAAATCTTCTTTTACCATTGGCTCTCCAATATGTATTCACTGATGGTGGATAAGGTAGCTCTACTATCATTTATGCATGATCCCTTTCGGAAACAATGCTTCTTGTGCAAATCGTTGTGCAATGTCCGGATACTTAGACGGGTTCTCCAGAATGCGATATGCCCAAGCTTTAGGATCTTTCATCTTTTCTCTAGCATTAACCATCTCATGGAATGCTGTATGCCAATATGATTCAGCCATTAAAGTATCTTATTCAGTCTTGAATTAATATCTGAGTCTTTAGAAAGATACGCTTTAATTGCATCATTGATAATACTAGCTTTAGGCTTTTCTTGTTCTTTAGCTGCTTTGTTTAATAACTCAACACTAGATGGTGTCAGTCTAACTAGGAATGGTTTTAATTCTGTGGACATTATATCTCCTTATACTTGGTTATTTGCTTGACTATCTTTTTCTTATCTTTACCTTTGGCCTGTGGTTTATCGTTTCTCAAATAGACAGGCAAAATACAATCTATTGCTTTATACTCTTTTAGATTAGGTGGATCATCTCGCCACCCAGGACTCTTTAATTCTACTTGGCCTTTCTCATTTTGGTATTTAACTTTATACTCATACTTACCAAAAGCTTTGGCCATGGACTGCATCCATTCTTTAGCATCCATCTTTAAATACCACAACAGCAGATGGAAATGGAGCGCTATTTTTTGCATCTCCAAACTTTAATCTTCCACGAATAAACTCTATTTGACCTTTCATGCAATAATCATGCCACCATGAAGTATCTGTCCTTGCTGGTAACAAGCAAACTACAGTTGCACCATTAAGACTAGATTCATATGCTTTTTTAACCCAGTCTTTAATATTTCTACCATAAGGTGGATTCATCCAGCATACACCAAACCACTCCTGTTTTAATCCATCTTGCTCTTTAATAAAATAACTTGAGCATTTAGCATTTTCTTTTGTAGCACAAACATCTAAAGTAAATCCATAGATTTCATCATATTTATTAAAAAATACTTGTGGTGTAGCCCACAAATCAGTTTTGCTACTAAAATGTATATTATTAAATTGTTCTGAATTAGGTTTAGTTTCCATCAAACTTCTTCTCTACTTCACCGGTAGACTTATTAAGTTGGTATTCATATTCTTTAATACTGTCTGGATGTGCAATTTTTATTTTAGGAGATGGTTTCTTCTTACCAAAGATCTTATCGAAGTTAGCTTCGAATACTTCTCTGTCTGTAAATGGTCTTGGTGTTGATCCTTTGCTCATGTCAGTAATATATATCACAAAGATATCCTAGTCAATAGTATTTATAACTTGACTTAAAAATAAATATAACTTATATTACACATAACGGGGCCATGACCCAGCCCTCCTAAATGTAGTAGCTGACAGATAGGGATAAACGTAGTGCCATCTATGTCACCTAGATAAACGAGAAGCTACAACCCTAAAAGGTTAGTAAGATAATTTAACAATACTGTTTTATTATCGGGTTAGGTTCTATTTCGGCACGAACTACATCATGCTCATCTATATTGTCTACAAAGCTCTTGATATCATCCTCTTTGGTTTGTATTTAGTCTATATATTTATAAAGGAAATCCTAAGGTAAGGTTTGCTTTTGCTAAGACATACCATCTTACAGACTACCTTTGTTATCAATTCTGTAATTTCTAGCGAAAAATTGTGTGGGATACCCTCAGTATAAGAGGCATGGGTGGGGGGGAAAGGTGCCTGTTTCTGATAGAAGCCTAGAGCCATGCACGATTCAGAGCGTTAATGTATTACTATTGATTATTTTCTGATAGCTAAACGAACAATTAGCCCTTGAAATTAATAGCATCATGCACTGATAAGCCACTAGATAGACGCGCTTCTAGCACTTTAGGATCTAATCCAGACGCTAGGGCTTTCTCAATCGCTAACAGATCACTCTCACTCTTAACATATTCAAAAATGACTAGCATAGGATCAATGCTTGAATTGTCTGATTGTTTAACCTTATCTGATTCAGTATCAATCGCTTCAATGCTGTTTATTAAGGCAGTGTGCTTCTGGATCTGCAATATATCGTTATTAGATAAATCATCATGCTTTAAATCTTCATGCTTGATCTTTTCATTGTAGATAATGCGCCTTGTATTACCTTTTAAAGCCGGAAAGTAATTATTAAACGATTCAATTATGCCGTGCTTTTCAAGTCTTTTAAGGTGCTTATGAATGTTTTGAATAGTGCAATTCAGATCACCAGCGATTGTCTTTAATGAAACGAAACTATATCCAGACTTATTACAATAAGACGCTAACACGCCTAGCACTCTTAAATTTTCACCGGTTATCTTTTTATTCAATAATGCACGTCTTGGAATAACCACGAAGTGCCGTTGATCTTCATTACGGATCTTTTTAATCTTTATCGCGTCTGGAATGATATAACTTTTTGATATATTCATATTCAGCATTATAACAAAATAATATATCTTTTTATGATATATCGTGATATATTCACCTAGCCAATAATGGCATTTTAAATCCAGAAAGGATAATAATATGTATTACAATCCATACGATCCAGCGTCATATAAACGTAAGCCATTAGATCGCGATCATTGGTATAAGCCAGAAACGTCTTGGCTTGTTATATGCTCCGTGATCTTTATCATTGAAACGATCGCTTTAATTGTTTGCATGGCGAACGATCTATGAAATACGTAAAAGCTTTTATCTTGTTTTATGTATTTGTTTTAATCTATTTAATAGCAATATTAGTTTTATCATTCTTTAAAAGATAATCCAGAAAGGATAATTATATGGAAGCAAGACTAGCGCATTATAACAATCTCATATTTGAAGAACGTTATAAGAAGATAGATATTAAGTCATTCATACATGAAAATATCCATGCGAATGATTCAAAATTTGATTTTAAAAGAAGATATAAAAGCGATATAAATAACGATAAGCATATTGGCAGAAGCGTCGCAGAATTTATCGCGAAGTTAAAAAGCCAGAAAGATAACATTGATCCGGAAATTCAATATATTAATTGGATCAAATATAATTGCAGTAGCACTCTAACCAGAAAGTTAGAGCCTAGATTATTTGAAATAAAGCAAAAATGGGATAATGGCGAATGGTTGCACTTGCCTTATGCCGACTATCTAGGCGAAATAGATAATAATGCCTTTTTATTATCAAAACAGCAAAATATCCAAGTATTACATAATATCCATGAATCAACGGAAGATCCGGTATTAATAGCCTATTATCCTACGCTTGAACACTTGCGCTTGAATAAGGTTATCAAAACGAAGTTAGGTAAATACCTAAATAAGTATAAAGATCATCTAGGACTTAATGAAGCGCAGATTAAAATCATGGTGGAAAAGCATAATGCCAGATTAGAAGCGCGATCCGGCTGGAATGTTAAATTCATTGAATCCAACGATCCAAACGGCTGGAGCAGAATATATGCAGATTGTGAATTTAAGTCTTGCATGACTACAGAAAATAAAGCGAAACCATATATCAGATCTTATGCGCATGATAAATCAGTATTACGTCTGGCATATCTTCAATCCGGTGATTCTATCAAAGCACGTTGCATTGTGCGCGAAGATGATCCAGATGATTTACAATGGATCAGAATATATCCAGCACCAGATCAATCAGCAGAAGGCACTTTTTTAAAATCTTATTTAGAATCCAACGGATATACGCGTGGCGATCTTATGGGTGTATTATTAAAAACTTGGTGGCATGATGATGGCTGTTGGTCTGCGCCTTATGTAGATTGGGGAAGTGGTGATGAGCCTTTTGGCGATTATAAGTCAATAGACGGCGAACATTATATTAAAGTCAATCACGACGGCGAATTGTCATTGAATCATACAGACGGCACAACGTGGCGTGATGAAGATGATGATGATGATGAAAATTATGAATCTTGCGATTGCTGTGGTGATTCATATCATTATGATGATCTTGATGAAAATCACATTTGCAGTCATTGTGATAGGCATTACACTTGGGCTTATACGCGTGGGAATGAGTGCAATTACGTTAGGAATGAAGATTGCGTAGAAATCGGTGATGATTTTTACGACATTAATTATATCCATGATTATAATATTTATATGTGCGAACACGACGGCGAATATTATTCGCTTGATGATCTAGTTAGCACTTCAATGGGTTATATCTATCACGGCTATGCTGTTGCATTAGATCACGAAGATAAAGACGGAAACAATTATGCGCATGAAGATGATGTGCGCGATCTTCCAGACGGCACAAAATGCCATGCAGATAATTTTGAAACATTAAACGAAGAAATCCAGAAAGGGTTAGAAAATGAACAAGCGATTACTTGATATTTTAACAATTCGCCGTGAGCATGAATCTAAAGGCGAAAAGTATTTTATATCCAAATATATGAAAGGATTTCAGCCAATAAAAAGCAAGTCTGGCGAAGTCTTGGCATATAAACACGTTATCAATAAGAAAGACGATAAAAACAATATCTTATGGTCATGCCATATTGACACCATGCACCGAACACGACCGGAGATCACTAAACAAAATGTTTATGTTGATGATTTTGGAACGGCTTTTGTAGATGAATCTTCAGATTGTCTAGGTGCTGATAATGGTGCTGGTGTCTGGTTATTGCTGGAGATGATCGCCAACGATATATCCGGAACTTATGTATTTCATAGGGGAGAAGAAAAAGGCTGTATAGGATCTTCTGGAATTGCAGAAGAATATCCAGATTTTCTTAAATCTTTTACCCATGCAATAGCATTTGATCGCCGGAATAATGAATCAGTCATAAGTCATCAATCTGGTGGCAGATGTGCATCTGATGATTTTTGTAATGCTTTTATAAACTTACTTAATATGAATCATAAGATTGATCCGAATGGCATCTATACAGACACGGCAGAATACACTCACTTGATCGGTGAGTGTAGCAATATATCAATCGGTTATAAAGATGAACATAACAGCAAAGAAACCCTTGATATAACGTATCTGGAAGCATTACGCGATCGCATGGTATCTATCCAATGGCATACGATTAAACTTCCAACGAAGCGAAAACCAGAAAGCAAAATGCCAAAATGGAATTATGATTATGATTTTTTTACATACGAAGATCTGATGTATCTGGATCATAAACAGCTAGTTAAATGGATTAAAAATACCGATCCACGCGACGTTGCTTATGCACTTGAAGATCTTATAGCGCAGATAGGCTATATGCAAGACGCCTATTCACCTTATGAAGCATTACACGATCCAGAAGCATTACCATTTTAATAGGTTGCAATAAATATCTAGGCATGGTAAAATCATGCCTAGTCTTTTTTATATCCATGAAAGGAATAAGATAATCAATGAAATTTATCGCATATTATAGAGTATCAACAGACAAGCAAGGCCAATCTGGACTAGGCCTCGAGGCTCAAAAACAAATTTGCTTTTCATACGCTCAGCAACAAGGCGCAGAAATCATTACAGAATTAACAGACATAGAATCTGGTAGCCAAAATGATCGTGTCAATTTAATCGTAGCCCTTGACATGCTGAAAAATGATCGCAGTTGCAAATTATTAGTGGCCAAACAATGCCGTCTTACAAGATCCGTTGCATTGATGTCTAAACTATTGGAAGAATTACCACCTAACAGCATTGTGGTTGCTGAAAGCCCTCAAGCTTCTATTTTTGAATTACATATCCGAGCTGTCTTAAATGAAGAAACAAGGCGACAGATCTCAATCAATACCAAGAACGCATTACAAGCAGCTAAAGCCCGTGGTGTAAAACTAGGCGCACCACCTAAAGATATTAAAAGAATTTCACAATCTGGTGGAGATGCAACAAGGCGCAAGGCCGCAGAATTTGCGATTGGTATGATAGATGTAATACAAATTATCAAGGCTAGAAATGATCGCTTTGATCCAGAGAAGTATGCAGAAGATCTCAATGCATTAGGCATACTTACATATCAGCGTAAGAAGTGGAATAGAGGAAGTGTGTATCGTTTAATGTGTAACATTCATAAATTAAGAGAGGATATAAATCTATGGTAGGAAAATTAACACCGAATGACATTCTGTCATGCAGCAGACTTCCGGCAGTGCTTGGATTTAGCAAATTTCGCACAGCTAATGACGAGTTAAAAGTATCTATTGATGCATTACATGGTAAAGAGCCAGAGTTTATTAGCAACGAAGCTATGGAGTGGGGCAATAGGTTAGAAAAAGATATTTTAAAAGAGTCAGCAACAAGGCTCGGAATTGAATCGTATGATTTAGAACACGATAAACCATACTTTCATAAAGATATTCCATTAGCTTGCAGTCTTGATGGCACAGCAACAGGCAGTGGCCAAGAGATTTTTACTGACATAGAAAAGGGTATTTATGTTATGGGTAAAGATTCAATTAAGTTAAATGGCACAGGCATACTTGAAGCTAAACTTACAGGCCAAGAAGTTGAAGATACACCAGCAGTCTATCGTGGTGTTGTTCAATTACAAGGACAGATGGACATTATGGAAGCTTCATGGGGAGCGCTTTGTGTGTTATACAAAGGCACAAAGTTAAGGATCTTTTTATATGAATACAATGAAGATCAAGTAAACATGGTAAGACAGGCAGCTATGGAGTTTAGCGAGAAGCTAGAAAAGTATAAGCGCGATTCTGAGATTGACTGGTATCCATTGGCAACAAGCGCAGAGGCAGTAAGGATCTTTGACAATGCAGAGAAAGCAACAGTCGAGATCCCAGAAATTGAATTACAAGCTGAAAAGATTATTACATTAAGAGAGGCTATCACAGAAGCAGAAGAAGCAATTGATAGGCTTCAACGCAACATCATGGATCAAATGCGTGATGCTGAAATATGTAATGCTGGACGTTACAAAATATCATGGCCTATGCGTCATTACAAAGCACAGCCAGCAAAGACTGTGCCAGCTAAAGAAGCTTATGTCATTCGCCAATCTAAATTATCTATAAGGGATCGTATATGAGTGAATGTTTTAATTATGTAACAATAGGGTTGTTAGCTTGTGGTGGCTTATTAACGTTAATTTTTATATGTGGCACGTTAGTATTAGCTAAGTTTTGGAATGATGTAAAAGATTTTTTTAAAGGAGATGAGTAAACATGAAAGTTATCGCAGCAGCCTTTGTTAAGGCACAAAAAGAGTTTGCACCAGCACTCAAGACATCAACGAATCCACACTTTAGATCAAAGTATGTGGCTTTAGATGGATGTATTGAAGCAGTGCTTGATGCATTAAACAACAATGGGATTGCATTGATCCAACAAACTCACGATTCTGAGAATGGTATTAAGATTGAAACAATCCTATTGCATGAATCTGGTGAGCAGTTAAGTGGTGGTATATTACATGTGCCAGCACCTAAACAAGATCCTCAAGGTTATGGTAGTGCATTGACATATGCCCGTAGATATAGCCTTATGGCTACTTGTGGCATAGCCCCAGAGGATGATGATGGTAATTTAGCTACAGAAAGGTCTGGCAGTGTGGTAAAAAAGCCACAAACTAATGCATTATCCTTCTTTATTCCAGGAAAAGACCCAATTAGTTGCCCGGATCTATTGACATGGGAGAAGAATTTTGATGCAATGTCAGAACAGCTAGTTAATTCTAGCCTTTCAACAGAGGATAAGATAGCAAAACTCAAAGCGCTAGTAGACGTAAACTTACCGACATTAGACCGCTTACCCGTAGATAAGAAGGTTCTATACATAGGCAGACAAGCCACTAGAATCAACAAAACGAAAGGATAATAATGAAACAAATAAGAACTAACTTCAATGCTTTTGAATGGCGTTTTCCACGCACATTTAAAGAGGTTAATGGTTACGAATACGAAGTCACTTTGGAGTCACCAAAAGAAAAAAGGCAACGCGTCTGGAGAGCAACAAAGATCTCCGTAGGCATTGCCTTTGGCCTAATGGCTTGGCTTACTTATTCATTACATACATTGTAACTTCGAAGCCGAAACGCATTTCAGTAGCTGTTGGTTTTGTCCACATGATGATTCTCCTTTCGAGATAATCATAGGCTGCTAAGATGCATTCACAAATAGAGAAAAACATTAAAGAAACCTAATGAAAGGGAATTTATGTTAGACGCAGAAGATCAAGCCGTGTTAGACATTACCGATTTATATCGGTTCACTCCGGAAGGCAAATTATTTATCGCATTGTTTTCAAGTGCTATGCATGATGCATTAAGTAATAAATGCACGTCACTGGAGAGATACAATGCAATAAGCTTTTTAACTAGAGAGCCTCAAGACTTGCGAGATATATGTTTATCTGTCGCTGGTTATCACAAAGACTATGTTAAGAGAAAGTTAATGCAGAGTCTTGGTGTAAAAGAGTTCTTTATTTTACAAGGTAAGATAAAATGATAAGTGCAGCAATGATGTGTATGGCATTAACGATTGCCCATGAAGCTGGTTCAGAGCCAGTTAGTGGGCAAGTGGCAGTGGGTTATGTTCTGTATCGCAGAGCTAACTTTGATCGCAATAAGGTATGTCTTGAAGTGTATAGGCCATATCAATTTGAGTGGACTACTAAGCCAAAAGATTATGACATGCAGAAGTTGCGCCCATATCTAGATTTAGCTGAAAAAATTCTAAACAAACAGATTAAAGATACTAGCCGTGGTAGCACACACTTTCATAGTGTTGCATTACCTAACCAATGGGGCAAGCCTATTAAGGTTGTTATTAATAATCATATATTTTATTAAGGAAAATCATGGAAGATAAACACAATGAGTAATATATTTATAGGCATTCCTATGTATGGTGGTGTATGCACAGGAGAGAATGCGATTGGCCACATCAATGCAACTAAATTGTTTTTAGATAAAGGAATTGGCTACAACTGGCAGTTTCTTTATAACGAATCACTGATTACTAGAGCTAGGAATGGCCTAGTTAAAATGTTTTATGATACTGAATGCACTCACTTGATGTTCATTGATGCTGACATTAGTTATAGGGCAGAGGATATTTTATCTATGATTGATGCTGACAAAGATGTTATCTGTGGTGTCTATCCTAAGAAGCGTATTGCATGGGAAAAGATTAACAATGCATTGGCTCAAGGAATCATTGGAGAGGATCTTAAATACTATACTGGTGATCTAGTTATTAATAAACTTAACTATGTAGATACGCCTATTGAAAACAAATCAGAGCCAGTGGAAATATTCAATGGTGGCACAGGCTTTATGCTTATCAAAAGAGAAGTCTTTGATTTACTTAAACCACATTGCCCTACCTATACCAATGACATGTTACCAACACAGCAAGAGATAGTGACAGAATACTTTGCAACATCTATTGAGCCAGACTCCAATAGATTATTATCAGAGGATTATCACTTCTGTAGATTAGCTAGGTTAAATGGTATAAAAATATGGGCTGCTCCATGGGTTAAACTTGGACACATAGGGTCATATAAATTTGAAGGTCAATTATAAAAGGAGAAACTTATGGAAGTATTAGATGCAAATGATGTATTTGCTGTATGGATAGATATCGTTAAGAAGCATTACCCTCATTTAGAGATTACAAAAGAGCTAATGGATATCTTATTTGATACATTTACAGCTGGAACAGTATCGCAACATCTTGAAGGCCCCACAGACATTACTGTAGTGCAGCCAGACTCACGATTGCATTAATTTGATATGATGGTATAGGTGGCTCACAGATCGTTCGTTATGGTGCGATTCTGTGGGTCATTTTTAGTGTAGCTGTGGTGGTTTTGGTGTGACTATGGACATTTCCATATACTGAGCATAGATGAGTATGAAATCATCCTCATTTTCGCTGAAAAAAATTCTAACGTAAGCTTCATTATCTTCTTCAACGATTTCGATATCCCATATCTTGCGACCTATGAGTTTATCTAAAGCACTTAATTGTTCTGATGTAGGGTTTTCCACTACACCAGTTTACCATGCCACCTTCCGTTTGTCTTTAATACCATAGGCATTAATTTAGGTTGGCCATCTATAATCATTCCACATCCTACGATGAATCTAGTCTTAAAGTTTTTAGCATAGTTAAATGCCATAGACTTTTGATTGATTAAAGATCCTACTTGCATACCCCAGACTAACGCATCTGGATTAGAATAATATCCAATACTAAACTTAGTATGGTAGTGGCCTTGCACAGTATTCATTCCGTATTGCATAGCTACTTTTAATACGTCAGCTGATAAGCCATGTGTAAAGAAGCAACGTGATCCATCTGATAATGTAATGGTATGATCCTCTACCCATTGCCAGCCTTTACCAATGCCTAAGAAATCATTGTAGTCTTTAAGGTAACCTTTAGGAACGCCATGCTTTAATGCACGTCTGTATAGCATAGATGAATGATTGCTATGCACAATCGTCATCTTGGGGAATATCTTTTCTAAGCTTTGAACGTATGCAATAGACGCTGCCAACTCATGGCCAGCAGAGAATAGATCCGGATCACTATCGTGCATAGACATCGCATGCATATCAAGCTCGTCACCAATATTAACAACGAGATCGGGTTTGTATTTTGTCTTGAGCGCTTTAAGAAAGTTGAATGCATCTGGATGATGATATGGAATATGTAGATCTGATATGACTAATACTGATTTGTATTTCATTTCGTATCCTCAAAATGGATTACGAAACGATATCACATATCATTTATATTGTCTAGTGCCTTTGGTATTTATAATCAATGCTTGCTTACGAGGCTCTTTATTTTCTTCAGCAAAGCTAATGTGTATCCAGCGATCAAACTCCAAGATAACTTGATCGTATTCAATAGTGCTTGATACAATCTTTTTAATAATTTCTGAAGGTGATCCAAAAAGGGGAGAGATAATATCTGCCGCCAATCCCTTGACGTGCTGGCTTGTCGGTTTGCTCCCAAGTAACTGATTAACATGAATGCAACGATAAGCACTATTAACAAGAATAGGTCTATTAAGTAAAGTTCTAACATGCTCTAATCCTTTCGCTAATGTTTTTAAGTTAGCTATGATAGATGGATCTGATGGTATATTATCTATGCCATGTCTATCTGCTATCTCTGATGCTGTCAGTTCCTTTAATGTAAAGTGTGGTGATAAGTTCATTTCTTCTTAATATGAAATAAAGAACGCTCGCCAAATAAATAGAATCCTACAGCACTAGCAAAGTTATCTACCTCTGGTGTTGCAATAGATTTTAAATGCATGATAACCCATGTTGTTAATACTAACAATCCTATGGTTGGGCGCATGAGTCTAATCACAGCTTCTACCCATGGATAAGATGGATTGCCACCACCAGCTTCATTCATCACCTTAAAGAACTCAAGATCAATCTGTTTCATTTGAGCATATTGTTCTATGGTTGCTGGTTTGAATTGATCTGGTGCTATAAATTTATTGATAAGTGATTTGCCTAAATCAACAGCCACTGGTCCTAGTGCAGCAAGTATAGTAATTGGGTCCACTTAAAACTCCTCCTTATTAAATCCGTATAATTCACAAATCATATTAACATATTTGTTAAACTTCTTTTCATGTGCATCGAAGTCATTGTTGCCATGATACCAAAGCATACAATGAATCATCTCATGCATTAATGTTTCAGATATCTTTAGATATGTATCATTAGATACATCTATTTGTATGCGTGTAGGCTCTGTAAGAAAGTATCCTAGCACTTCACCTTTTGTATTGATAATACTGAAGTTCACCTTATGTGGTGCTGGCATCTTGTATCCATTGAATGGAGGAAGCCTTACAAAACATGCATACATCTTACGCAAGTTTTGCTTGGTAAGTAGCTTCATGTTATTTATTGAATAGTTGTGTAAGTAAGAATACAATGACAAAACCAGCAGTGCCTAATAGGATTTGTTCTAGTCTTTTAAGACGCGCATTAATCGTTTCATAACGATACGCGCAGATCTCCTCATGTGTGCTTAGGCGTGATTCTAAGTCGTGCTTAACCATAATTACCCTTCAATAACAGATGACCAATTACCTAATTCTTCATTCCATATATACCCGCCATCTGTTGGCATGGCAACTGGAGCTTCCCATAACCATGTTGATGTGTTTAGTATCCATGATGGATAGGGTTTAGGTGCATAGAATACATCGTTAGTTTCATCGTATGTATAACCAATGCCAGCATAGTTTCCACGAAGTGGTGTGCCACCTAACTTATGTTGATTACCATAAGTATTATATGAAGTTTGAACCCACACTGGATAGCCAGTAAGTTTAGTTAAGAAGTCTATGCCAATTGATTCTTGTTCGATTCCATTGGAATCATGCAGAACATTATTGACAACTGAAAGCACTTCAATTACTTTGTTGTTTAATCCTATTTTTGCAAAAGAAGCCATTATACTGTATAACTCCCTGATCCATTAAATGTTAAAATTGTTTTTCCTGATGATGTTGTAACTGTTGGAGAGCCTGTTGTTGTTCCAGAATAGTTTACAGTAGGAACGCTTAATATCACAACGCCTTTACCACCTGAAGCACTTACAGAAGTTCCAGCAATTGAACCCCCGCCTCCACCACCACCTAAGTTAGCAGTTCCAGCTACTGCTGCTATAGGAGATGTAAGTCCCCTTGCTCCAGCACCACCGCCTCCATTTCCACCAGCATTAAGATTGGTTGCACTACCAGCTCCACCACCTCCCGCATAAGTTATTGCAGAGCCTGTTATAGAAGAAGATGACCCAGCTCCGCCAGCACCAGTGCCTGCACCCGTTCCACCAACTGCGGAAGCTCCACCACCACCTCCAGCATTACCACCACCAGAACCAGCACCACCATTACTTCCTTGACTTGGTGAAGTGCTTGGAGTGTTACCAGCTCCGCCAGCAGCATTGCCAGTTCCAGCACCACCGCCTCCGCCTGATCCGCCACTACTTCCAACAATACCATTACCGCCTCCAGCTCCGCCACCAGCAGAAGATATTGTTGTTAATCCAGATCCTGAAATTGAAGAAGCAACACCTGATGTTCCACTAGCACCAGCAGTGGTTGTTCCAGCGCCTCCATCTCCCACTGTCACTGTAATTACTGTGCCAACATTTGCTGTTTGAGTAGATGTTCTAAACCCACCAGCACCGCCACCACCGCCACCTTCTACGTTTCCAGCATTAGTTCCACAGCCACCGCCACCACCGCCTCCGACCACTAAAAAATCTATTGAATAATAAGTTGATTGCTCACCAACTGCTATCCATGTAGTTCCTGTATACACTTCCATTACATTAAGAGTTGTATTGTATCCAGTCATAGCTGTCGTGGGGCTAGATGGTCTAGTGCTAGTAGTCCATGATGGGAACGTGACTCCGTTTGAGCCATCTAAAATCATTGACATTATGCTGCTCCTTTAGGATACTTATTCTTAACTACATCTATAGATGCTTTCCATGAGTCATAGCCACCATGATAGAGAGTATCTAGTTGGTCTACGATAGATGGATATGCTTGTTGTCTTTGTGTAACGTATGCATATTTAGCTACCTCTGCATCTACTAAAGATACATTGATAGCAACTACATTGCCATCTTTGTCATATGGAACTTCATCATTAATGTATGCAACATTAGGATAAAGTTTATATATAGCTTCATGTTTATTCATTATCCTTTAATCTCCATTACTGTTATTGATGATGTAGTTCTTCCATCATATTCTGTATTATCTCTATCAGCACTTGATGTATTAACATACATAGCTGACCCAGCATATGTTCCAAATGCTTGCAACTTATATGTAACTGAACTTGTAGATGATGGTGAATCTAAATGAGTTGTAGCTGAGCTTAATATAAAGCTTGTATTAACATTACCATCTTGCACAGAGCCAGAGAATCTTGGTCTAGATCCAGCAGCATCTCCAATAGAAATTGCTGTAGAATTTCTAACAATTCTATATCCATGTGCAGCACCACCTGTAGTCATAAAAGACAAATTAACTAAAACTAATATTTTATTTGATGTGCTAGATGGAGTGATTGATACTGACATGCCAGTAATATCAACCCAATTTGGAGTAGATGCTGACCATGTATCTGTCTTTGTAGTGCTTGCAACTTGCAATACGCTACCAGCTGGTAAGTTAGAGCTAATATTAGCACTTGTAATAACATTACCACTTGTTGATGGCAACGTAAGTGTAGTAGTGCCAGCAACGTCTGGTGCTGATAGTGTTACTGATCCGCTGGTGTTACCAGCAATGACTACTGAACTCATGCTAATTGCTCCTGTGTTGGTTTAGCTAGTGTAGGATGTTCCCATTTAGCTATGTAATCTCCACGACCATCAGAGTCGTTTTGTAATAATATTGTTCCCGTAAATGGGATAAAGTCTGCATCAGTTAATTCTGGATATATTGATTTAATCTTTTCAAATAATGTCATTATGCACTCCTTACCATTGCACCATTAAACCAACTGCCCGCAGTTCCATTTACATTCAATGCTTGACCCGTTGCAACAGAAGCGTAAATTTCTACATAGTCAGTAGAACCATTTAAATAAACTAAACTAGAACCATATGCTCCAGATAAATTTGAATTATTAGAAGTAACAAGAAATTTATATAAAGAGCCGTTTTTGTATAAAAATAAACTAATAACACAAGCAGTAGCATTTACTTGTATACCTCCATTAATTTGATAGTATCCAGCTATAGTTGGGGTAAATCTTGAAGATGCAAAATTAGAATTTGTATCCCATTCTTCTGTGTCAAAAGTAATTTTAGTTGTTGTTGAGCCAGATAATGTTTGAGCAGAATTTTGATAAGCGCTAAATGCTGGTGCACCTACTTGTGTAGATAATCCTGTAGATGATATAGTAGCAATTGTTGTTGAAGCCATCTATTTCTCCTATAATACTACCCAGCGTTGTCCGCTAGGAACTGTAACTGTTACGCCAGAAGCGACTGTGATTGGGCCAACAGACATGCCATTGGTGCTTGTTGTTAATGTGTAGTTAGAACTAATTGTTAATGTGTTTTCATAAATTGCACCACCAGCAGCTGCGCCACCACCGATAGATCCCCATGCAGATCCATTGTATCCTTCAAAACTATTTGTGCTGGTGTTATAGCGCATGTTACCAGATGTTGGTGATCCTGGTCTTTCTGCTGTAGTTCCAGCTGGTAAGTCAAAGTATCCTGTAGATGAGTTAGTTTGATCTGATACAGCAGTAGGTGTAACTGATACTGTTGTCCATGCATTGTCACCACGAAGGAATGTTGATGATGATGCAGTTCCTGTAGGACTAATGACAGCTAATGTGCCTAATCCCAAAGTAGTTCTTTGTGCTGAAGCATCAGCGTCATCTAACAATGCTTTACCAGCAGATGTTAAATCATATGTGCCAGCTGTGCCAGAACCAGTAAATTGAATGCCTTTATCAGCAGCAGAAGTTAATCCAGCAATGGCTGTTAATTCAGCATCATATGCTTGAACATTGGTGCCGATAGCAAGACCAAGATTTGTTCTTGCTGTGCTAGTATTAGCTACATCAGATAAGTTATTAGCAGCAGATAAGAATCCAGTGCCAGATACATAAGCAGCTACCCATGCTGATCCTGTGTATACTTTCATAGCGCCATCAACACTATTGAAATATAATGCACCAGCAACGAGAGCATTGCCATCATTATCTAATGTTGGATCAGATGTCTTAGCTCCTAGATATCTATCATCAAAGTTATCGTATGCAGTTAATGTAGCATCACGAGCTGACTCTGCCGCTACTTGTGCAGACGCTGCTGCGTTAGCACTATTGCTTGCATTATTGGCAAAGTTACTTGAATTGTTAGAGAATCCAGAAGAACTGTTAGCTGAATTGCTTGCATTGTTTGCAAAGTTTGATGCATTGCTTGCATGGTTACTTGCATTGCTTGATGCATTAGTTGCATTATTAGCTGCTGTATTAGCTGTAGTCGATGAAGCTGCCGCAGCATTAGCACTATTCGATGCATTGTTAGCGAAGTTACTTGCGTTATTCGCAAATCCACTAGCGCTATTAGAACTATTACTTGCGTTATTTGCAAAATTAGATGAGTTATTAGCATGATTGCTAGAAGCATTTGCACTATTGCTAGCGTTGTTAGCAAAGTTAGAAGCATTATTAGCACTGTTAGATGCAGCACTTGCATTAGCAGCTACGTTAGCTTGAGCATTAGAAGCTGTATTAGCTGAGTTAGATGCGTTATTAGCAAAGTTGCTAGCATTGTTAGCATGATTAGATGAAGCATTGGCTGAATTACTAGCATTGTTAGCAAAGTTGCTAGAGTTATTTGCAGCATTAGATGAGTTAGATGCAGCATTTGAAGATGCAGCAGCATCTACAATTAATCCCCATTTAGCTGAGTCTGTATTTGTTGTAAGTGGTTGGCTACCAGTAGATGTATGTGCTGTTAAACAGATATAGATATTATTGGTAGTAGTATCCTTAACTAGATCTCGTTTATTGTATGCTGTGCCAGCTGCCCAGTTACCACGATAGTCACCAATTTGCTCACCTACAATAGGGTTACCATCTGAATCGAATGCAAGTGTTTTATTAGCACGAGCAGTATTCAATGGCAATGTCATGTTAATTGTTGTAGGATCTGTTACAGGAGCGCGTAATGAACGCTCTGCTGTTTCAGCTACTTGTTGAACAAAGATAACTTCTGAGTCTAATTCAGTGTTAAGTGTGTTGGCAAAGAAGTCGCCACCAGTTACGAAGTCTGTTGAGCGTTGAATAGCTCTTGCACCTACAATAGTGATACGATCAGATCCAGTAGCGGCTGATACTAATGTAACTGATCCAGTTCCTGTAGTTGAACTAATGCTTACAGTGTAATCTGTTGTTAATGTTAATAGTGTGGTATTCTTGTATACTGCAATATCTGTATTTACTAATACAGGGAACGAAAATGCGTAAGGACCTACACCAGCAGAGCCAGTATAGACCACACGTCTTGCCACATTGGTTATTGCATAATCAGCCATAATTTTTCCTTTGCCTTATTTTAACTATATTCTGTTATTTGTCTATACTAATTTGATCATTGTGTCAATAAAGTTTTGCTAGATATCTCTGGCGCACGATCTGGAGCATCATAGCCAGGTTTCCACCAGAACTCTTGCCCTGTTTCATTAAAGTATTTATTCTGCATTCTATTCAATCTATCCATGTAATTAGGATCAATCCATAGCTGCATTCTTTCCCATATCTCTCTTTGCATCATAAGGTTTAAATACCACAAAGTTGAGCCGGGAGTATAGGTTTGTATCATTTTAAGTGTTTCGCTGGCTACATTAGTATCTTCGCCTTTTAATGCTTGAGATATATTACCTATAGTTAAGTTCTTAAGATTGTTTAATAAGTTAATAACTGGACCAGCTAATGTATCTTCTAGGCCAGCGCCATAACGATTAACGTTACTAAACAATAAGTCGCCATATATACCTAAGCCACCACCTTGTAATAAAGCAGCTCCCCAGAATTCTTTTGTATCCATAGCTCTTGGATCTCTGCCCTTACGCATTTCTTGTAATTGCAATACTAATCCACCCATAAGCATACTTGATATAACTAAGTCGCCTACAGATCCAGCCTTGCCTTTTAATGTAGCTTCTGAAAGCGCTCTCATAATATGAGTATGATATAGCGTCACAGCAAAGTTTTTATACATAGCAAAGCTACGAGAGATTTCACCTAAGATAGTGCCAGCTTGAGATGCACCTATCAATGTAGCCTTACCTCTTACAGTCACTGTTGGCACAGCAAATTCTGTTTCTGTTTGAATCATCTCTAAGAATCTTGTAGATAATTCTTGTGCTTCATCTTCACTTAAGTGAGTAGCTAAACGTATTTCCTCTGGACGTAAAAATTTAGATCCTTCAAATTCGTATAGATCTGATTTACGTAATAGATCCCATTTAGCTTCATCAAAGCCATAACGTCTTAATCCTCTTTGTAATGGCTTATCTAATTCAGCAAATGCTTTCCCTACGTTATCTGATAAGTAGCCCATAAACTCCATACCAAAAGCAAATCTTCCAGCTTGTGTCCATGCTGATAATCCAGAGGCTCTCATCACTACGTCAGATATACGTTGTGTAATTTCTGGCCCTGTAATCTCTCCAGCAAATCGCGCTTGAGCTTGAGCTAAGCCAATCCATGATTCAGCAATTAATCCCATACGAGATGCTAAACGACCACGCTCCTCTACATCTAATGGATTAAGGTTTTTCAATATACGGCGCATTACACGATTAGTTGGTATGCCGTTAGCTTTAGCAGTTATTCTTTGGTAAGATAAATCACTAAGTGATGTAATTGCTGTGCCACCTAAGAATGCAGAGTTAATAAGATTACGCACACCTTGGAATGTTCTAGGCACAACATCATTAGCAGATGCATATGCAGAGCCATTAAAGACTTGCCACATCTCATCCATAAAGTTAAGTTCTTTTTCAGCCTTAATTACAAGTGTTTCATTTTTAGTTGCAAGTCCCTTTTCAGCAGCATCTTTCATAACAGTCTGTCTGATAAAGTTCATAGTTGAATTAGGATTAGGCCCTAGTATTTCCATAGATGCTGTATCGTGTGACATCTTATGTAAATAGCTAATCATAGTATTAAATACATCTGGATCTCCAAATGCTTTTTGATATTCAATCCATGCATCAGCATTTTTAAATACTAAGAATCTATGATCTAAATAACGATTAGATACAGACCTTACGCCTGTGTATAGTTGTCCAGATGGTTTAACCTTACTATATCCATCAGTGCCTATAGTGTCATATACTTCATTAAGAGCAAGTGATAATTCTTCTTTAGTAAATGCTAGTCCTGTTTTCTCATTCTTCATAAGATTGAGATCAAGTAATGGCGTAACAAATTTAGTCCATGTATCACGGCCAGCTTTAAGAATAGCCAAGCCATTATGCTTTTGTGGCAATCTCCATGTATCTAACTTAACAATAGCTCCACCAGCTTTATTAAATCTTTGTCTAGCAAGCTCTGCTGTCTTAGTCCATGCCTCTGCTATTTCTTTAGCAACGGAACTTTTTGTATCTGCTCCCCATAATTCTTTTACGACATCATATAGCGTATCTATGTTAGCCATATTGCCTGTAACACCACGCCTTCTAAATGTGCCTAATGCTTGATCCATGTAAGATAGATACTGACCAAATATAGATTTTTGTCTAGCTTCTACATTACTGTATGTAGCATATCTATCACCGCTGATTAATGCTTGCGCTCCTTGACCAGCTTTATTACCACCACGATAACCATCTTCTCCAAATAGCTTACGAGCTATGTCAGCTTGCTTTTCTTTAGATAAAAGTAATACACGTCTTTTATGGCTTAGTTGATTTTCTAATGCTTGTAGCGTTTCTTTAGTTGCTAAGACTTCTGCCGCATCATCGCTCATTTGGCCTTTATGTAAGCTAAGCCTTTGCTCATGCATCTCTTGAGCAGCTTTAGCTTGTTCTGGCGTTAGATCGCCGTCATTAGCTCCATTAACAATACAATCTTTAAATGCCATTAAATACAACCTTTCAATCGATTTAGCGCTCTTTCGTCTTGAGCCAATTCATCCATAATCTGTTTAACAGTTTGTGTTGTTTGAATAACACCGCCTGTATTGGGATCTATCTTTTCTACATAGACTGGAACATCAGCCATCTCTGGAGCCATTTGCATTTCTTCTTTAGCAATCACATCTAAAGATTTAGCTTGTTCTTTCTCGCCTTTAGATCCTAAGCCTTCGTCAAATAAACTTAACTCTCTTGCTGCGGGTTCGCTGACCTTATCTGCTTCCTTCGCAACTGCGATATCGATGCCATCTCCGCTAGTTGTGATCCTATCATACTCGCCCTTTGCAATCGATTCTCTGACTCTGTTGGCAAACTCTCTGGCATATCCTTGTAAACCTTTGCTTCCGCCTTCTTTAAATTCTTTTGCGAGATTTGTGAGGGACTCTGAGATTGGTCCTTTGGTATTCGCGTTTGCCTTGATGATTTGGATCGCTTTTGCATATATAGCCTCGTTTGATTGATTATTAACTTTGTTTAATACGTTACCAGATTCTTCTATTTTGTCAGCATTTTCAATTAAGCTTTTAAATAATTGCTTATCATTCTTAATGACTGACATTGATGTATCTAATATCTTTGCACGTTCTAGCAATAGGCTTTCAGATATAACTTCCTCGCCAAATAGACTTTCTTGTGTAGCTTTAGAAAAGCCTGTTTCCTTCATTTGTCTAACAATAGCTTCTGCTTGATTATTATTAGATGGGTCTAATCTCTTAAGCATTTCTATAACTGCAATCTGGTCTGCTGGGTCTGTAATGTTTCTGCCAACAATAGCACCATAGTTAGCTGGAATAACGTCATTATTGATTAATCTAAATGCATCATCACTTAACTGTATAAGGCCTTGGGCTTGTTGAACTAATGCTGATCTTGGCGGTAATGTGCCTAATAGATCTGGAGATACTTTAAGTATCTTAGCTGCGTCTATAGCTGTGCCTGTGCCTTCTCTAATATTCTTAAATGCAGCAATGATCTTAGCTTCTTCCATAGATACATTGTCTATCTCTCTTAATGGAAAGCCTATAATATCTATCTTTTGATCTGGATTCTCTGCAAGTAGTTTTTTAGCTAAAGCTAATCTTTGGTGACCATCTACAATAAACTTATCGCCATCAGCCTTTTCATACACAATGACTGTATTAGCACTAATAGGGTCCCATTGCTTAACATCTTTTAATCTTTCAGTAACGCCATAAATATCACCACCAGCTTTAAACTGAAATGTTTCAGCATCTACCTTGATTTCATTTGGATCATAAAATTTAATATGATCTTTATCTCGCTCATAGTGATAAATGTCTTTAGGCACTTTAGGATCAGATGGTGGATCTTTAGGTAGCTTAGTTAAGTCTTTAGTAGACATAGCATCTACAGTTTGATCTAATCTATTTTGATGCTCTAAGTTACCAGCATCATTGTTAATTGGGTTAGTGCTATTAATGTATGTATCAATTTCATCTCTAGCTTTAATAGCTTCAAGATCTACATTCTTTTCTGCTTTCTCGCCAAATTTTTTAGCATAAGCATCTTGTAATAATTCAATGCCTTTTAATGTTTTGTCTTTAGTAAATCTATACACTTTTGGTGTTTTAGCAAGACCTTCAAATGCACCAGTAAAAGCTACAGTGCCTAAAGCAACATCACGTTCATGCTGTAAAAACTCATCAAATGTATATTGATCGCCTGTAACTTCTTCAGTCCATGATTTAATTTCTGGATACTTAACAGCTTCTGTTCCAGTATTAATAATGACGTTTTGAAACATCTTATTAATTAAAGTATTTAGATATGGTATTTTCTTTGTAGGCACTGCCAAGCTTAATGCGTCTGTAAATGAAGTAGCTCCAGCTGCCGTTCCTATAAACTCACCAACACCGCCACTAAACGTTTGACGTGATGCAATACTATCTCTATCTTCTAACTTTTGACGTGTATACTCTTTAGCTTGTTCTTCTAAAGATTCAAGCGTTATGTTTTGGAATTCTTCTTCTGGAAATAAATCTGGATTCTCTTTAATATACTTTATAGAGTTATTAACAGTTTCTACATAAGGCTTATTGAATACTGTAAAATTATCTAATGCGCCAAACAACTTAGTCTTTTCAACGTCTGGCATTTTAACGCGCTCTAAGAATTTCTTTTTAGTTGGATACCATACTTTGTCTAAAGCTACAGCTTTAGAGTTGTCATCACCAAACGCATCTTCTGCGCGATAAGACGCTTTAATGTTTTCTATAAAGCCAGTATCTTCCCCACCAAAGCTTCCTTTGGCATAGGTAGACGTATCAACTTCTGTATAGTAAATCCCCATTAAAGTCTTTTCTCGTCCTTAAGTTTTCTATATAAAACATCAAGATTAATCACTAAGTCGTATCCACCCTTAAGTGTTAGTAATGAATTGCCTATACGCAATTTAGCTCTGTTACTATCAATAGGTATCAATACAGCTTCTTTAAGCTTGTCTGATGTATACTCAAGATTATTGTCATCAAATAATCCATTGGTATTTTTACGCATAGCAAAGTTATCAGAGGCATATCTAAAGTCTGCCAATGTAGCCTTATCCATTACATTATCAAATTCTTTTGTTGGAATGCTAGACGGAATAGATACTTTTACGCCATTATGTTTAATAATGCCACCATACAATTTTCCATCTGGACCAGACTTTTGACCAGCAGCTTTTTGCAAAGCTTCTTCAAATGCTGATCCATTGAATTTAGCATAGTTCTTTCTAACAGCTTCTTCTGCATATAATGCTTTAGCTGTTTCAATCACTGCTGTTTGTATTTTAGGCACATCATAAAATGCATCACCTATAACGTTTCTAATAGCAGATGATTCTGTTAATTTATTAACATCATACTTGATTCCAGAGTTAATAATGTCTTGCCCTTTAATAACAGCATCAAGAGTTTCTTTATTTGATTGATTGACAAATAATCCACCAAGATGCCCCATAACTGGATCTTTAGGAGATAGTTGGTCAAATACTACACCAGCCTTTGAGCCAAATGTTTTAACTATACGACCCATAATTAATTGTTTATCTTGTGTGCTTGCTTTTTGATATTCAGCTCTAAATGATTCTATTTCGCCTTCATCTAAATAACTTGGCTTAACGTTATTAACTCTACCAAATAGATCAGCTGTTTTAATTCTCTCATCTACTTGAGGTTGAAATCTAGAGTCTGGCAATGAAAAGTCTAATGCACTTCCTTTGTATTTATCTTGTTTCTTCATTGTGCCAATAAAATCTTTAGATAAACTATCTCTATATTTACTATTAGAGTCTTTTACAAATTCAACTAAAGCATAATTATCTGCTGTTCTATTAGATGTAATCTTTTGTTCATAAGCTTCTCTATCTAACAAAGACATGCTGTTTAAGTCTTTATAGATCTTTACTTTTGTAGTTAAAATATCAACATCTTTTCTTACTAAGCTATCTGGGCTTAATGAGCCTACATTAGTCATAATCCATTGTAGACTTTCATTGTCTGGCTCAACGCCATCCTTAAGCATTCCTTCTATAGTATTAAGTTTAGATTTAAATTGACGTTCAGATTCTTCTGCACCAGCATTTCTAAATCTAATTTCTTTTAACACAAATTGTCTTAGGTCATCTTGTTCTTCTGCTGTTTTTGATTTCCAAAATGATGTATATGCTTTAGCATTATTCTTTTGAAGCATTTTCATAGCATTAGCTTCTGATCCAGCTATACTAGCCATATACTCAGCAAAACGATTATTTAATACATAATTTAATCTTTGCTGTAATTGGCCATAAAGAGCAACACGATGATTACTTTGTTTGAATGTGCCATCTGCATCCTCTAAATGTGTATCTAATAAATTCTTTAAGATAACAGGATCTGATTCATTAAGTGAAGCTAATTCAAATTGTTTAACTTTGGCATTAATAGTATCGTTAGATAATAAATCAATGCGTTCTCTAGCTTGTCTTTCTAATTCTTTGTTAGCTTGTTTAAAGTATGTGTTAGCATAAGCAGTAGCTTTAGCATCATAACCAACACCAGTTTCAACATCAATGTTACTTAATATTTGTGATTGTGGTTTGATAATAGCATCAAGTGATTGTCTAATAGACTCTGGATCTGATAGCGTTCCATTCTCTACTTGCTTTAATACATCTTCAAAATGCGTATAAGCTATTTGAGTAAACTCTGATGATGCTTGTTGAGCATATACTTTCTTTAAAGTATCATTAAATATTGTTCCGCCTTTAAGATCTTTAGCAATAGGATTGGCATTTGTCTTTTGAGCTTCTAGCAATTGTTCTTTTGTTATTGGATTTTCAATGCTATATTTACCAGCAGCTTCCATAGCATATCTTTTACCAATGTCGGTAGTAATGCCAATCATTTGGTCAAGAGCAGAACTAATACGTCTACTAGATGCTAGTTCTTCTTGTAGCCCTGTTGGCTGAATATTAGGCATATCAGCATATATTACATTTGCCCTTTGATAACGTGGACTCTCTGCCATAACTTTTCCTTAAGCTGTTTTTAGTGTGCTATATAAATAAAATGCTTTTCCAACGCTTGCAAAGGCTTCAGAATAAGATCCAGAAATTGCTTTATCTGCTGCCGTTGTAAGCATGCTATCTTGAATCTGACCATAAGTGCCAGATGTTTTAATGTTTTCTTGTATAACTTCTAAGTCTTGTCCAGCATACTTATCGTTTAGTGCCATAAGCATAGCGCTAGATCCTTCGTATCCTTTAACACCACCAGCATAACCTCTAGCTACAGCTGATGCGTTAGCTGCATTAAGTCGTCTTAATACGTCATTAGACTGACGAGTCATGTTTAGTCTGTCATTAATTAATTTAGATTCAAGTTGTATTTGTTGTAATCGATACATGCTGGCTTGTGTTTGTCCAGCTTGCAAAGCATTAAGGCCTTGAAATACTTGTCCAGCAGCAGATAACATAGGCGTATATGGCTGAACAGCATTATATACATTTTGAAATGCGCTTGTAATTCCACCAAAGAATGATGGTGTTGCTGTTAAAAAGCTAGGGGCAATAGCAGCCGTTGATGCTGCGGTAATAGCTGTAGGCGCTATGGCACTAGATAATAATGTAGGGCCTATAGCTCCTGTAGAGCCTACAATTCCCATCGCCGGTGCTGCTGCTAAAAATGACATCTTTATGCTCCTTGAGTAACTGCTACTTTATATTCCATACCTAGTAAGGTAAATTTTAATGGTGCATTTTGTGTAATAGTAATCTTAGCTTCGTTACTATACCCTAATATACCATGCAATACTTTTGTGCCTGTAAACTCTGGCACATCTGCGTCTAATGTTAATGGTGTGTCAAATGATCTAAATGGAACTTCTATGTTATTAATAACCATATTTTGTGTTTCTAATACCAATGCATTAACTTCAACAATACGTTTTTTAAATCCAAGTCTTGTGCCAGATTGAACTTTAAGATCTATCGGCATTGTAGTCGCTTGCACAACAATTGGCAATCCTACTTCATAAGATGATGTTGATGCTCTAGGGAATGATACTGTCCCACCAGCTGGCACTGTTTGATTAGCTTGCACAATACCATCAAGAATGATATTAACTTCTTTGCCTACTAGATGGCTCATAGATACTGATGAAGCTACTCCGCCTGTTTTGGCACTATCTGTTAATAAACTATGCTCTACTTTTTCCACATAGTATTGATCTGTGCCAGATATGGTTCTTTTAACAACTGCATATATAGTAGTAATATCAACGCTAACATCTATAAAAGATCCTTGTGATGTAATAAGTTCCGATGGTGCAATAACATTTTGTGATCTCATTAATGAATAAGCTGCCATAGTGCCATCATCACCATTGACTACAAGAAGCATATCGTTTTCGTCTGTATCTACAGCGCGTCTTAATGCCATGCGTTTAGGTGTTTTTAATAAGTGTCCAGATAATAGCGATATCTTTGATGTAACATAAGTAAGCTGAGTATCTGAGTATTGAATTTCTGCTAAAGACTTACCTTGTCTTTGAATAAATAAAATACCATTTTCTAATTGCTGAACTCTTATACCTGGTTTTGATCCATTACGACTTGTAGCTTGCAAGAAAAATGATGTAGGCGTAATAGGTTCTAGACCTTGTTGTGGCACATAAAACTCACCGCCTGTAGTAAACATAGTAAGATCTCGACCAGAGATAATATCTGTAATAGCATTAAATGTATTAGTATCTAATGTAGCTTCCAATGCATCATCATCTAATCCTTCTGTAGGATCAAAGTCAAAAAATAATCCTACAATAGATCCCCATACAGTTGATGGTCTTGATTTAGATCCACCAAAATATAAACGACCTTGATGGAATGTAGCTGTTCTTGGCCATCCTTTAGATGCTGACCATACATCTTCATAACCAGATTCTATTTCCCAATCACCACTAGCAATAGCAGTAGTATCAAAGAATGGAAACTCGGTTACTACATTAACTGTAGTTGCTGTAAGATACTGAACAATCTTTGCACGGCCTTGTGGAATAACATTAATATATTGGCCTACTGACGCTGCTGAGAATGGCGTTCCTGTAGATGCAGTAAGCTTGACCTTACCAGAAATACCTGATGGTGTTAATGTTCCAGCTGGGTTAGAGTATGAAATGCTAAATGCATATTTAGGAATGCTATCAAATGTAATAGCTGTAGCTGTCCATGATGCGTCTGTAGCACCACGCACAATCTTAACGGGATTAATATCTTCGTGTGTGATAATCAATGTATCTGCTGATTGAGTCCAGCACATTTCATTTAATCTAGCAGATGTTAAGCTAACACCAGAAGTGCTAAGGTAATCATTACCAGATCCATTAATGTTAGTAATTAATGCGCCATTTTTATACACATGCATACGATTATGTGTAAAACAAAGCATATAACTATCTGATGTTGAGAATTCAAAAGCTACTAGACGAACACCATTAGCTGCTGATTCAGATCCAGCGTTTGGAAGTGAGTTAATATAACGTGTGCCAGATCTACGAGTGATACCACCTTGTGGCTGACAGAATACGTTTTGTGCTGTTTCTAATGCATTCTCGTATGATTTTAAATCTATTCGAGCGCGTAATAGAGGATCTAATTCGCCTGTGGTGAAGTTAGTTTGAACTGTAACAAAGCGAGCCATTAATACCTCACATTAATTAATGAGAAGTCTTGTATCGCGTTTACTGGTTGTCCTTGGCCATCAATATTCATAGCTTGACGCATATAACCACCACGACCATTTTCGCCTGGTGATCCTGTAGCTACAGCTTGCCAATATTGAGCTTTTTCTACTTGATCTGTAATAGGCACACATAAATGCCATGCCATTAAGTATTTAAGTAATTGAATGAAATAGACAGGCATATTTGGCTCTGTCACAGAGTATTGGTAATCTACCCATACTTCTTCATAGTCTGTTAATAATTTATCGCCCATGATTCTGTAATCATTTCTAACTGGCGATCCTACTTCATTAGCATCATAAACTGCTCTTGGTGAAGCTAATCTATCTGCTGGAAGTTGATATTCGTATTTGTATTCGGTAACCGGTGTAGTGACCAGTCTAGCACATTGAACTTTTTTAAATGAGAATGACCATGGATATAAAGTTAAAGCTTGATCTCTTACATCTGCATAAAGTCTATCGCAAGCAGATGATTCATCAGTGCCTTCCGTAAAAGAAGCAATAGGCTTAGCGCCTAATAATATTAGTGCATCAGAACAAACTGATAATGCTGAATCTCCAGCTGCCATACTCTATCTCCAGATGTGAGAATAAGGTGAGTGCAAAACACCCACCTTACCCATAGTTACATATTTACTACTCTGATTAATCTGAGTCTGTAGAAGTTACAGCAAGACCATCAGTTACATCTACTACTGTGCCACTGTTAGCATTTACATATACAAGATGACCAAGAGTATTGGTTGTATCAAATACATAAATTAAATCGCGCGTCTGCGCTAGAGTATGTCCAGAGCTGTGGTGCATTACCAGCTTTAGATTGACCGCCAGCAGCAGATAAACCAGTTGATGAATAAGCCATGTTTTATTCTCCTTATTCGCGGCAAGTTAATTGAACAATACCTTCAGCATCGATCGTTGTTGCAGTCGCAGAGAAGATTGCATTCACAAGGAATGATGTCTTTTCTGGAATGTAATTGATCTCTGTCTTAGGTGCAATACCTTCAGCATAACCAACAGCGTCTTTATGGAACGCAAATACTGTTCTGTCTGAAGAACCATCAATTGCTAAACCACCTTCTGAACGATCACCTAATACATGGAATGTGAAACCTAAGAATGTATTAAGTTCACCAGCTACAAGAGCCTTAACTGTATTAAAGTCAGAAGAAGTTACTGCTGTTTCTGAAAGTAATGATGCCAAGTTGTTACCATGGATAACAATGTGACGACCTTCTGGTGGAACGTTGTTTTTGTCCAATAGACGTTTAGCTTCACGTAATTTAGCTACGTTAAGGTTAGAGTCTGTTGTGCCAATGTCGTTACCAACAGTTAATGATGTGCCAGATGCAGCAAGTGCATCAAGAATCATTTGGTCTTGACGACGGCCAATAGCGTTAGATACTAATTGCACTAACTCTTGTCTTTCGTCAAAGTTTACTTTTTGTTGCATAAAAATGTCTGAATACTCAGCTGCATTCCAATCTGCTAAAGTAGCAGTTACTTGGCTCCAGCCAGCATTTAGAGGTGTTACGTCTGTTTGTGGAACTCTTAAAGTAGCAACACCTTTGCCTACTTTAGGAAATTTTACTACTGATCCTTCAACGCCGCGTCTTTGGCGAACTGCACCAACTAACTTTGCCTTACCTTGGTAAGCCTGTTTAACTTCGGCATCAAAGAGGGTTACAAAAGCATTAGATAATCCAATAGCCATGTTATTCTCCTAGAATTGATAAAAAATAAAGTTTATCGCTTTGGTTAGCCAGACGTTCTGGGCCGTTGCTTGCTATTTACGATAGCCAGCCGACAAGACGCTACTTGTGTGAAGGGTTGCGAATGCAATTAGCCTTGGAGGATTTTTAACACAATTTACAAAAATGTGCAAGTGTTTTGTGTAAAATGCAAAAAAAAGCCCCCAATCAAGGGGGCTATTTGAAGCTATTTGCGTTTTAACCAAAAGCTTCTTGGAATTGTTTCTCTACTTTCTCTCTAAACGCTTTATCTGTCTGGTATCTTGGATCAGCGACCAATTGATAAAGTTCAGTTTTTGTTGGAGCGTTTCCTTCTGGAGAGCTATCTGTTGGCACTCGGCCTTCATAAGCACCACGAAGTTTCTCTAAAGCAGATATCCCTTTAGCTGTTCCACCCATAAACTTGAATTCTTCAAAGTCGTCTTTACTCCATACACCTTTTTGAACTAAGCCTGTTCCCCATTGCACAATGCTTTTAATTCTAGCATCAGCATTAGGGCCTAAAGATTTACGCTCTTGTTCTACATTGAATGTAGATGTTTGTGCTAAGTTAGCATTCATCTCTACAATAGGTTTTACTAAGTCATCTAATGCAGCTTGGCTAACACCATGTTCTTTAGCCCATGTTGCTACATGGCCACGAACAGGATCATCTTCTGGTGTATTGCCAAAAGCTGAATAGTCATAATTACCATCTGCTGGTGCTTTGTGTTTACCTTGTGAGATTTGCTTACGAAGATCTGTCCATGATTTTGCAATCGCTTCTAGATCTGGTTCTGCATCATCTTTTTTCCAAAAGTTTTCTGGCCACCAATCTGGTCTTTCTAATGGGCCATCATCATCTTCTGGAGTATCAAGATGTGATATTGCTGTTGCGTTTGGATCTGTGTTTGCTGCTGGTTCTACATTTACATTATCGAGTAGGCCAGAGTCTTGAGAAACTTCCTCAGAGCTGCTAGGCTCGATTACGTCGTCTGTCATTTGATTTTCCTTGCACGAATTAACCTTGCTTCTAAATCTCTGACTATGCTGTTCTGACCTTCTCGGTAGTAAGCATAACTAGAATCGCTACCAGGCAAGGCAACTGGTTGCTCTAAAACAGATTGGCGTAACCAATCCATTAACTTCTTTCCATCGTCACCACCTAATACACGTAATGCTAATCTATCTAAATCTTCTCTAGCTTGATTAACATCTCTAACATCTAGTGGCAATCCTTGTTCTAAATCTTCCCATCCAGCCATTACATAGCTCCTTGTTGCATAGCACCTTTAACCATCTCTGGAACTTGCTCTGGTGCTGCTTGAGCTGCCACAGCAGCCATTTGCATTTGTTGTTGCTGAATCATCATACGTTCTTCTGCTGTATTAAGTATGCGTTGTGGTATACCTAACTTCTCTGCAATTAACTCTAACATAGAATCTATTTTAATCATAGATTGACCTTGTGGTCCTACGCCTTGAGCGATCTGTGCATATTGTAATACGTTCTGCACATCTTCCATAGCTTGAGCCATAGCAAGTGGAGCTACTGCTGACACCTTAACTTCAAGTCCATTAACCTTTAATGGCAAGTTAATCATACCACGACTATCCATGACTGATAGTATCTTAGTGACTAATGGAATCATAGTTTCGTTAATAAGTCTGCCAAAAGCCGATCCTAGATTTTGTGATAATTCTTTCATTCTTTCTACCACTTCCGTAGCTGAACGTGCTGACATGTTGTCTGGTGGTAAAGATTCATCTAGTAATATACGTTTAATGCTCATACGTAAATCATTCATAATGATTTGTGATACATTAAAATCGCCAGCTCTTGGCAATGCTTTTAGAGATTCTCCTTGTGGGCCACCATTACGTGCTACGGGAATAATAGCGCCAGGAACAATCTTAACTGTATTAGGATTCAATACGCCATCATCTGCTGCTGTATAAACGCCAGAGATTGCTAATGATGCGTTCTTTAATACAAGCTCTAATGTCTTATTAAGTGTTTTAATATCTGGTAATGCAGTAATTAATGGACCACGGCCATAGATTTCACCAGCTACTTTTGCATAACGTGATACAATCCATGGGCTAGTATTCATTCGTCTATAGACTAATTCAGTCTTAGATTCTTTATGAATCACGTGATAACAAAAATCACCACGCTTTTGATCTAAAATAGTAGCCTCAATAAAATCTAATTCATCTGTTGGCTTTTGATCTATTTTCTTTTGTAAGTCTGCTGGAATATTTGCATCTGGCCATTGACGCATAATAGACTCGCCTTTAAGACGCATACGTCTATATACATTATCTACTTGACCATTAGCACCTTCTTCAAATGATACTAAGAATTGTGGCACAGGAATAAAGTTAATTGGATTAATATCATCACCTGGTTGCACCATCATCACAGCAGTGCCTACAGATAAATCAAGTAAGAATTCACCAATAGCAATATCAAAGTTAGATTGCTTTAATGCAGCAAACATCTTATCTGCATACACATCTAGCGCTGCTTGTGCTTCTTGTTTTCTTGCTTCTGGAATATCTGTGCCTGGCTCTAATCTGCACCATTTACGTTGTGGTGGGAATATGCCAGATTGCATACGATTAGCAAATCGTTGTGTAGAGTTAATAGCTGTTGCATCAAATACACGATTCATCTTTTTCTGGCCAGATGTTTTACCATCATAATAGCCATCGTAAAGATTACGTTGTGGCAATGCAAACTCATAACATTCTTCGTATAAGTTTCTAAAGTCCTCTTTTTTAGTAAGAGCTTTATCGTGTCGTTTTAAAACATCCTCTGCGGATAATCTCATCATTTCTGCCATAATTAATCTTTCTTATGTGTATTTGCAAATTTCTTGGCTGATTCTTTACTACCAAATCCCCATGCTTTTAATGCTAACTTCAATCTTGTAGGCCTACCTTTTTCATCTACCAACGGACCAGCCATTCCACCAAAGCGAGCAGCAAAAGACACACGCCTAGGATTAACACCGCTCTTGACTGGTGATTGTAGATTTCCGCCCTCTTTTTTTTCAAAATACTTTCTTCCAGCTTCATTTAAACCACCTTTAGGATTTTGATGTTTTTTTAATGTCATTATTCATACCATTCTAAATGTAAGTAAGCCATGTGATCTGTTCCGTTCACATTAGTTAATCTAAATAAATATGTTGTTAATGGTGCTAATATTTGCTCTGTTGTTCCAGCAATACCACCGCCAGATTTTTTACCAGTGCCTCCAGCAATAAACTCTGCTTCTAATAATGTGCCTACTGATGTCACTGTAGGATTAAGCAATATTGCACTTGCACTTGTAATAGCAGTTGTTCTATTTCTAGCAAAAGATGTTAATGCTGTGCCACCAGTCACTACAGCTCCTTCATATAAATATATTTCTGCATCACCACCACAATTTGCATCATATACAAGATGTGGCTTAATTCCACTAGCCCATGCGACTGCAATATCAATACTTGCACCGGCAGCTAATTGAGCTGAGTTTGGATATAACTTATAACAATAAAATGCACGTCCTTCATGTAGACGTAAATGATTTACATCTATATTAGGAAATGGTTTATCAGAACTAGCAATATAACTAATTCCATCTTTATCTACATAAGCTGGATTAACATGTCGTGATTTAGTAGTATCCGACTCACGTAATATATTAATCGCCATTATCTTCCATCATATCTTCTTCTGAATCCATTAAGCCTTGCTTTTTATCTTTTGAATATTTCATCATAAGTTTTACAGCTTGCTCAACAAATTTAGCGCTAGATTTAATATCGTCGTCATCTAACTCTACTGATAATTCTGCTTTCATTTTTTAGATGCCCTCATGTTGTCCACAAGATTAGGATATGGTCTACCAGCTTTTTTAGCCATTTGCTTTGCTGCTGCTTTTTGCATAGGTGATAATTTTTTAGGCTTACCTAAATCTTTTGGTCTTTCCTTATCCCAGACTTCTTTCATATTAATATCCTTTTTTAGCCATTCCAGCTTCACTCATTGCAATAGCAACGGCTTGCTTTTGTGATTTAACAACTGGTCCACCTTTGCCAGAATGAAGCGTGCCTTTTTTATACTCACGCATAACTTTCTTAACTTTGGCTTGCATTTTGTTGTCTTTCATTATACGCCTCCGCCAGTGCCTAATGATTCACCAGTGCCTAATGATTCTGGCGTTGTAGCTGATACAAGTAAAGATGATCGTCTTTGTCTTGCACGTTTACTTGCCGCAGATGCTGAAGCTTCAGCTTTTGCTGTATCGGTAACTACTGGTTTTACTGGTTCTGGTGGTGGTGGTGGTGGTGGTGATGATGAACGTCCGCCCATAATTTTCTCCTTAAGATGTTGTTGTTTCTTTAACGCCCAATGTTTCTTCAATGCCGGTTTCTGGAGTTAGTCTTGCTTCTGATAATAATACTCGTTCTCCAGATGCTCCTCTAGCTCTACGTCTGCCAGCAGCCTGTTCTGCTAACATACGTTTTTCTTCCAATGCTCTTGCTTCAGCGTCCGCTGCTTGCTTTTTTTGCAAGGCTAAACTAGCTTCAGCAGCCGAAGTATCTGGCTTGCCTCCACCGCCCATTAACATGCCCATGTCATAATCTCCTAAGTAATGTATAATCTTGCTGATCTGGACTATACTTTTCCATAATACCTTCTTCAACGAACTTTAAAGCTCTTGCAAAACGTAAAGCCACAGCATCACTAGTTTTAACAGATATTTGCAATCTGTGCAAGTTAAACGTAACCCAACAGATATCTAAAAATGAATTTGCGCCCTTAAGTGTCGCTATTGGATATCGCTTAGCTTGCTGTGTAAGCAAAGACCATGCTTCTGCTACACCATGCCACAATATGCCACAGCCAAATACGGCAGCTGGTCGTCCATAATAAAATGCTGTAATAACGGGTCCACGACTAGCTTGATTAATAATTTGAGCTTTAAATTCCTCATATCCCATAGCATTTACATATTCATCGATATCGTCTAAAGTATCTAAATGATCTGGATGAAAAGGCATATAATAGCTACCTTTTACATGTGGTAATCCCGCTAAGATTTCTGGACTAATCGAATACATTGAACTCTGATGATGCTACAGTTTGAGCAATAATAGTTGATGCTGACAATGGACTCTTAGTCATACGCTTATGTTCACCACCACCTAGCAATAGATATCCAAATGCATCACCTACGTGTGAGTGTTCGTTTTTATTTGGCGCATCTCTAAATCGTTCTTGACCAGCACCGACTGATACGCGCTTGAAATGATAACCACCGGCTAAGGATTTACGAATCATCTTGCATTTAGTATTAACAATTAATCCTGGTTTACCAGCAATTAATCTTTGCATAGGTGCAGCTGCGGCTTCTCGTCTAACTTTAAAATCATTAGATGGTGTTGGCTGTGCGCGTAATCCTAATGTGCGTAAATAATCAAATGCTGTGACTTCATAAATAGCATCTCGTTGCATACCAGCTGGGTCACCCCATAACATAACTTGTGCTTTAGGATACTTGGCATTGAGTTCTGCTAATAACTGCTGACCAAATCTTTCAAGCCCCATATCGAATGTAACAATCTCATCTAAGATAACCCATCGACCATTAGGTAATCTTTGGCCTACCACTGCTGCTGGAGTTAAACCAAAGTCAAGACCCACTTGTAATGCATGATCTGGATCATAGTCTACTTCACCACTCATAGCATGATCGTCATACTCTGGCCATACGGGTCTACCTTCTTGAACGTATGTGTATTTACCTTCGGCATAACATTTAATCCAATCTAAGTTTTTACCGCCTAACATCTGCATGTAATAGCCAGCTGGTAGATTGCCTACATTTTCAGCTTTAGGATTTATCTTCCACCAACGACCACCAGAAAATATATGATCGTTTGCTTCTGGATTCTCTGGTAGATCACCTGGAGATACTTCAGTCACACCCCCAGGTTGTTTAAAGAATTGCCATGCATACTTGCCAGATAGTTTATCTTTCTCAGCTAGTCGATACCACCAGTGGTCATCATCCATTGGATTAGTATCCATCCACACACCATGCCAAGTAGGTCCTCCATCACGTTGCGTCGGATATCGACCCACACGATGAGTAAGTCCGTCAATAACAGCTTTAGGAAGTTCACGAGCTTCATTTACCCACGCTCCTGTCAGTTCAAGTGATAAAAGTTTTCTTACGTCTTTAGGTTGATCCAATGCTAAAAAGATTACTTCACAATCAATCCCCGCAGCATCACCCCGTGCTGG